AATATATTTAGTTATTGTTTTATATGGTATTATTTTCAAATTATCTAAAGCAGCAAATTGCATATATTATAATATTATATAAAAATATTAATTTGTATAATATTTTTATATAATATTATATGCCGAAAACAGATTTTTTCATAAATATTATAAATCAAATAATGTTTATATATCTAAATTGACTGTATGTTTATCCGACTTCTTGCGGCGAACCTTTGCACCCATTCCTAACCCGTCCTTCATATCTTTTAATTCACTCAAACTAACAGTACTCGTTGCATCATCTCCTTGCTTTGGCTTCAATCCACTCAAAATATCATTAATATCAGTTGGACCTCTCATGTCAGGTCTTTGGTCTTGCCTTTGGTCTTGCCTTTGGTCTTGCCTTTGTTCAGATCTATAATCTTTTGGAGGATGAGGACGTGTTGCATAAGTTGGTGGTGCACTTGACTGCGACATATTTGGCATTACATTATTCATAAATCCAGAAAATCCTGGATTTGTATTTCCCATTGAATTTACTGCAGCTTGCGTAAATTTCTGCATTAATTCTGGATTTTGTCTCATAATATCATCCATTCCAGGCAAGGATGACTTGAACATTGTGTTGGTCATGTGAAGCATAATTGCTCCGCCTCCCAACTGGAACAATAGCTTCAGCTCTGGAGCAAGCTTTGCCTTGGATCTATATTTTTCATGTAATTCAGCAAAAATTTCATCATAATCACTAATATTTTCATTTACTTGTTCTGCCCAACCATCCAGCTTAATATCAAATGGATCAAATTTAGAATTCAAAAATTCAATACCTGTTATGGCTGCCATTAACATTTTTCCTTGAAATTTTACATTGTTTGATTTTTCCTTCTCTGCAACAATATTTTCATATTCACCCTTCATTTCATCTAAAGATGAATCCATTGTATATTTGCGTGTAAGTCTTACACCTTTCCCTTCCAAATCTTCAAGTTTTCTTAACATTTTAAATTTTTCACGGAGAGTATCTGCAGGATTCTCTTTTGCAGCAACCTTATCGGGATCAATTGAATTAATAGATTTGAATCCATCCCATGACTTATCTACCTTAACTGGTTTATCAAATTGTACACTTGGTTTAAAACTAGATCCAATATCATTAGATAAATCAATTCGAGGAAAATCCATACCGGGTGTGTCGGATCTATCTTGTCTAATTTCTTTTACTTCCCGAATTTCTACCCGTGGTGTATTGACTTCTGACAACGAATTCAATTCACTTTCTAATTTATCTAAATCGGATATTTCAATATTTGCGGTAGTTTCTTTCTTTTTTGTATTCATTAAGAGTTCAACTCCTGGTAAATTAACATTAGAACCAGAAAAGGAATTGGAAGGTCCCAAATCAATAGGATCAAAGTTGAGTTTAATTTCTTCTAAACCATCTAATTTTGGGCCAAGTTGGATTGTGTCCATTATGTTTATATAAGAACAATTAATTTTAAGTAATCCGCATTTATATTGTTTAAATACCAAATTAATTGTAACAATGTGTCCGCCAAATCGTCTTTTTTCTTATGTTTTTCAAAGCCTGTTTCCCATTTATTTGCTACTACTAATTTTCGTACACAATCTATACCTATTTTTTTACGTTGTGCATAGGTAGTTGGACCACTGTGAAATAATTTTAATTTATTTACTGCAGATACACATGTAACTTGTGCATTCCTCATAATCCAATATTGTACGACCATTCCTTGTAACATTTTCATTCGATTTGCAAGAGGTCCAATTTGATTTTCTATTACGACCATGTCTACTTTTTCAAATCTTTCATATTGAATCATTAATTCTTTTCCTAAATCAATCACAGAACACGTTTTTGCCGATTTTCTAATTACATTGTTTAATTTTTTAGAATTTAATTGTTCTATCATTTTTTCTTTAGAATCACATTGTGTAATTGTATGCTTATTGCATAATTCTATCAATTCAGGTTTAGTTAATCCAGATAGTGCAGGAATTTGAAGAGCGTGTTTCTTACAAAAAAATGAAGTGTCTCTAAAAAACAATGCGGGTTGTTTACATTGTTTTTTACAATGATGAGTACATGTGGGTTGATTTCCAAGTAAATCAATTACGTCCCAATCTATAATTTGAAAAGTGTCGGTTACAGATACCAAACAATGTGCTAAATGTGTAATTCCAATGTCAATAGACAACACCAACATACTATTAATAATAAAATATATTTATTATGGTTTTATTTACTTCTTTATTTAGTTATTTAGTTATTTAGTTATTTAGTTATTTAGTTATTTAGTTATTTAGTTATTTAGTTACTTCTTTTATATAATTCTAATACTGTAAATGCAGCAATAACCTGAACCATTACATATGGAACTAAACTGGATACCTTTTGTTTTCCTGCAAGAACCATCAATACAGTTGTTGCCGGGTTGAAATTTCCACCTGAAATAGCTCCACCGACATAAATAGCTAAAGCAAGTGCAGCACCAATTGCTATTGGATTACTTGTTGTTATAAATACATATAAGAAAAAAACAGTTCCTATATATTCAATCACCAGATCCTGCATAAATATTATATACATTATATTTTTACAACTTTGTCCTTTGTTATTTTTACCAAATGAGGATTCGGAATATCCGGTTTAGGTGGAGGACTTTTCAATTCTTTCATAATTTCGGAATAAGATTTCTTTGGCATTTTTGTAATATATTTACCTTTTTTATTATTTCAATTTTCTATCAACTTAAAAATATAAAATTATTCGTACATATGTATCCGACTGTAATATTTTTTAGATATGATACATATTCACATGTAGATTCTATCTTTATAAATAATAAAGATAATTTATTGTGCGATGTACAGATTTTTAATAATAAATCGTGTTTAAATAAATTATTCAATCCAAATAATCAACTATTAGTTACATTCGGAGATAATTATGAAGAATATATTAATGATGTTTGTTCTATTATTCCAAATAGAATTAAACATAGATGGTTTCACTTATCAGCGATTAACATAGACGAATTTAATAATTCTGTAAATTTTTGTTATATGGATAATATTGTTAAACAAAAATCATATCTTCCTATTTTTTCTATGTTTACAACTTGTTATAATTCCTATGATAAAATTAAACGAGCCTATAATTCTGTAAAAGATCAAACATTACTTGATTGGGAATGGGTTATTTTAGATGATTCGCCTGATGATGCCCATTTTGTTTTTTTGAAATATTTATTTTCAGGTGATAATCGTATTCGTTTGTACAAACGAAGTGAAAATAATGGAAGTATTGGAAATGTCAAAAATGAAGTTGTATCTTTGTGCAGAGGAAAATATGTATTAGAATTAGATCATGATGACGAAATTACACCAAATTGTTTAACGGATGCAGTAACTGTTTTTGAAAAAGATTCAGAAATTGGATTTGTATACATGAATTTTACAAATATTTATGAAAATGGTGCCAATTTTAAATATGGCGATTATTATTCATTAGGATATGCTGGATATTATATGGAAAAATATAATAATAAATGGGTATATGTGTCGGCAATTGCAAACATTAATAATGTATCTCTTAGCCATATTGTAGGTGTGCCAAATCATCCTCGTATATGGAGAAAAGATGTACTTATGAAAATAGGTAATTACAACGAATTTTTACCAGTAAGTGACGATTATGAATTATTATTGCGAACTGCAGTACAAACTAAAATGGCAAAAATTCAACAATTGGGATATATTCAATATATGAATAACAATAACAATAATTTTTCACTTATTCGTAATTCAGAAATCAATCGGTTATGCAAACATCTTACACAACATTGTTATTCTGCATACAAAATGGATGAAGTGATGAAAGCAAAAAATGCATTTGAAGAACGTCAAAATCAACCAATATGGGAATTAACCGATTATACACCCAAATATTGTAATGAACTTATCAATTTACATCATACCAAAGATTATTGTATTATTGGATTGGATACATTATTTCAACATTATCATGAAATAAAGGAATTGTATAAAAATCCACGCAATCAATTTTTTATATTGGATAATAATGATATATCACATGAATTACTATGCAATACATTAGATAGATTAGATTTTATGAAAATGAAGTGTTATTCATTAAAAGCAACCGATAAACAACTTAGCCAATATTTTCTTGTTATGTATAAAAGTACAGATGAATTTCATATTTTTGAACGTACCGATTATCCTCCTTTGCCATACTCAATTAATACAAATGAAAATACAAATGAAAATACAAAAAAAATAACAATTATAACACCTTCTATTCGCCCAGAAAATTTATTGAAAATTAAAGAAAGTATCAACCTGGATTATGTGGATGAATGGATAATTGTCTATGACGGCAAAAAAATTAAAGAGAATCCGCACATGTTTTCATCAGAAAAAATTAAAGAATATGTATATTCCGGAGACGGTTGTAGCGGCAATCCGCAAAGAAATTTTGCTTTAGATCATGTTCAAAATCCTGATACTTATATTTATTTTTTAGATGATGACAATTTAGTTCATCCAGATTTATATACAATAATTAATACACTAGAAGATAATAAAATATATACATTTAATCAAGATCGTCCCGAAGATATATTTCCATTTACAAATAATCTAAAAGGAAATAAAATAAAATTACAAACAATTGATTCTGCAATGTTTCTTGTTGATTTTAAATTGTGTAAAAATGTTCGATGGAATACGTATAAATATTTTTCAGATGGAATTTATATAACAGAAATATATTCGCAACATAAAAATAAATGGGTGTATATTGATCAAACTTTATCCTATTACAATAAATTATAAATTACATTATAACTGGCATTGAACTAGTTGATATAATTGTGTTAGTAGCACATGTATCTGGCATATTTGTAATTCCATCCCATGTTAAATTACACCCTTTTGCCCATTGTTGTTTTTGACAAGTTGAATATTTACTAAAATCCATAACAGGATAACATGTATCTGTTTGATTACCTAATTTTTTCACATTATAACATTTTGAAAGAGAACAATTAGTTCCAGTATCATCGGTTTTAGGGGTTATATTATCTGGACAACATCCAAATGGAGTATTTTTACAAGAAGAACTAGGCATTGTATTACCAGTATCTATATCATAATACGAACTATACCAATAGTCAGGGCAATTATCTATTATAGGTGGATATGCACTACTTGATTTATTATTTTTTAATATAAGACCCGTAATTGTTAATGCAACAATCAATAAAATAACAGTAACTACAAAAACGTAAATTGAAAAATTGTCCATTTATATTTCTATATATTTTTTATTTTGAAATATATATGAAAGCTAATGGAAGAGTTGATATTTTAAACGCCTCTAAACGCTTAAATTCATATGATAATACGCCTAAAGTTTATACATCTGAATTCAAGGATGCATTAAATGGCATTTGGGAAAATACCCCATTATCCAATACATTTTTTTCAGAACAAAATCAACAAATTATACAAAATGGAATTCGTGCAGGAGTGTACAAATTGTCCAATAATAAATATGTTATTGCTCAACAATCGGATACAGACATAAAAGTAGTTATGCGAAGTATATATTTGAATCATTGTCAAAATAGAATAGGAAACATTAAGGAACAAATTCAAGAATTAAACCAATATGTTTTTGATTACTGTATTCCAAGAATATACGGAGAAGCACAAGGATATATGAATTATTTACGAGATGCAAGTACCCTTGTAGTTCCTATGGCAAGACCTATTTATACAGCTACCAATAAAACTCTTGAATTAAAACCATTTTTTTAGATTAATTGTACGAATAATTGTATACTAATATAAAATGAATATTCATATATTTGTCCTCTGTTATAATGAAAGTGTTTTAATCCCTCATATGGTAAAACATTATAAAAAATATCTACCTTCTTGTAAAATTACCATATATGATAATGAATCCTCTGATAATTCTGTTGAACTTGCAAAAAGTTTAGGATGTCATGTAATTTCATGGGCTAGCAACAATGTTCAAAACGAAACCATACAGATTGAAATGAGAAATAATGTATGGAAACAATGTAGTTCTGGTTGGATTTTTATGATAGATATGGACGAATTTATATGTGTAACTGAAAATGATCTGAAAAAAGAACAAGATTCTGGAACAAGTGTATTAAATATAAATGGGTATGAAATGATTGGGGAAAGCAATACATTACTTATTGATGACATTGATCTTCAAGATATCAAAAAATATGTACATAACCATTATGAAAGTAAACATTTGTGTTTTTTAAGGAATAAAGTTATAAATATGAATTATGGTCCAGGAAGTCATACATGTAATCCTGTTGGTAATATTATTTATAGTGAAAATGTTTATATAAATAAACACATGTGTTATTTAGGATTGCCATTTATTATAAATAAAACAGTTGATCGTTATAAACGAACTGAACAAATACGAAGAGAAAAAGGTTATAACACACATTATACATCGGATGTTGCCGAAATTGAAAATAGATATAGGACACATTTAAACTCCTGTAATTTTATATAAAATTGATTATACAATTATGAATTATTTAATTGTATAATGAACCGCGGAATGACAGGAAGATTTAATAGGTTTGAAACTATATGTAAACAACCATTGGATCAATATTTTGGACTACAACATAATTATAATAAATTTGATATAGTTCCCAAAAGAACAGATATAAATAAATTAGAACTCTTAATTCATGTTGAAAAAAAGTATTATTATGATTTTGATTCATTGCCTACTGATATAAGTTGTGTAATTTCTGAATATTTAACTAAATTTATATATATTTGTGTAGAGATTACCTTTCCACCCGATTATCCATTTAATCAACCGCAATACAAACTACTGTATACCAAACATAATTTATCACATTACATAAATATCGAGAACTATTATAAATGTATAGTTATCAATCACAATTTACAATATACACGTGATTGGAGTCCAGCAATAGAAATTGTAAAAGACATTCTTGATTTTATACAAAAAATCAACCATTTTGAATATTTATTCTAGTATTCCAACTTCTACACAAGGTTCCATAAATTTCCAAACACCCGTTTTTTTATTTTGTGTAATCGTTTCAACTAATTCTTTTTTTGAAACAGATTCAAACTTGGTCTGTTTTTCTGGCAAGTACCACTTAAACATAGTAACAAGATGGGCGCATGATTTAGAAATGATTGCATATTTAGTAGAATCGGGAACACATATTTTTAGATCGGTTTCTGCTTCGTCCTCTGTTGTTTCGTCTTCAGTGTCTGACCCCGGTACGTATTCGTCTTCTGTATCAGAATCGTCTGATTCTTCATCTAACGATATTGGAGTGGGTGTGTATTCTTCTATATGTTTTTGGTATTTTTCGGGATCTTCGATATCTTCTGTGGAGTGTATTAAATACAAGTGTTCAGGATTCCAAAAGGATAAAATGTGATTGATGTTGCGAACCGAATTTGTGGAAGAAGCATCTGTCATATC